GCGAGCCATCGACGAGACAGAACCATGTCGGCTTTCCGTACTTGTTCGGCCGCCCGTAGGTCATGTCTTCCGCGTTGAATGAGGCGTTCAGCGTGGCGACGGGGCCGGCTGAGAGCGGGCTGATCGGCGAGCTTGGTCGGAAGAGGTTGTAAGCAGGGCCGAGATGCTTCGCACTGATCCCGTAGCCGCGGTAGATTTTCTGCTGGATCGTTGCGAACGTCGCCATATCATCCTCGGATCAGCGAAATACTTCCATTGCCGAGTCCCGGCCCGGGCGCGAATCCGATAAACCCGCACATGCGGCGGCGCCACGAATCGAACAATCGATCCCTGTCTGCCTGTTCGCGTGCGTTGTGCTTCCAGACTGCGGCCTGATCGGTATCCAGATTGTCGCTTGTCGTGGGGATCGCGGTCTCGAGCGCGTACAGATTCGTCAGATACGTGTTGATCAGGACGGATTCCTCGCTCTCGGAAAGCGAAGTCAGGCGTTGATGCAGCGACATTACTACCATGCCGAACCGGCCATAGACCAGATCCTGATCGTTAGTGATCTGCATCGTTGTTCCGGCGAGCTGATAGCCCATGAACCGGCGCACATCCGTCAGTTGGGCATCAGTCAGCATTTCACTTGTCCGTTTGTTTCGTGTACTTGCGCTTTGCGGCGGGAGCTACTGCCGCTTTCTCGTCGCCGAAAACCTCATAGTCTTCGGTCAGGTCAGATTCGTTAATCACGATATAGCCGTGCGGATTCTCATCGGAGACCGGCGAGACCACTTTTACGGTTGGGCATTCCATGAAAGCTCCAATGAAGCAGGGCGGCCAGAACTGCGCCGCCCGACGCGCTTACGAAAACAGCGTAGCGATGTGGTTGCTCTTGATGGCTTGGGTGCCCCAGGCCAAGCGAACGTGATAGACCAACTGCATGAACTGGCGATACACGGCGACGTCGAACACCAACTTCGTCACCGGGTCCGTAACCTGGATCACGTCGTCGGCCATGTCCATCGCCTGACCATCCGGGCCAACCGGCATTGCCGGCGCGCGCGTGATCAGTTGAATCGCCGACCGGGTAAAGGAGATATTCGGCGTTGCGGTATTGCCGACAGTTACCGCCGTTGCCGAACCGGCGATTGCCTGACGCAAGCCCGGAGCCGCCAGCGTGATCGCGCCCGGCGCCGAGATACCAACCTGCACGACGTACTTGTTGGTGTCGCCAGCAAACGTGACGGTGTCGCCCGCCAGAACGGTGCCCGTACCGGTGATCAGGTTGATGGTCTGCGCGCCAACCGCGTAACCAGCGGTGTCGGTCGTGTAACTCGCACCCGTGCCCTTGGTGACAGCCTGAACGGCGTTCGAGTTGTGCAGCATCTGGCCTTCCAGCTCGCCGATGGTGCCTTGACGGAGCAGTTCGGACGTACCAGCTTCATTCACCTTGAACAGCACGTTCTGCTTGCCGCGGAGGTTCGCCATAGCGGCCGAGCCCATCACCAGATGCAGGTCGGTTTGCGGCGCGCCGTTGTCGTCCAGAATCTTGCGAACCTGGGCGATATCCGACAGGTCGCCGGCCGTGCCAAACGGGGCCGTCCCAGGCGTGCCGTAAGCGCGCGAAGCGTTCTGGTAGGCGGTCGTGAAGAGGTCGACCTCGATCTGGTTCGACAGCGTGCGGAAAGCCTGCGCGAACTGGTTCATCAGCAGGCCGCCGTAGCTGCCGGCATTGATCAGGCCGCGTTGTTCTTCACCGTTCCAGCGAATCGGATAGTGTTTCGACTTGCTGATGGTCATCGTCACGTTACCGACCGTTTCATCGCCAGTGTTCGGCGCAGTAACGGCAGGCGTGTTGTCCGCCAGAGCAGCTTGCGGAGCGATCGGAATCATGATCGTCTGATTCAGCGCAGCGCGCTCACCAGAACTGTTTCGCGACACCGCAGGGATGAAGCCGACCAGTTCGCGCGACACGACATCGAGCGCTTCGTAGATTGTCGGCACGAGGCCGGTCAAGGTATTTGCCACGGAAATGCTCCCAAAATGGGTTGGTAGGTACGATTAGGGTTGATCGGGCCATCCAGCCCATAGCGCCGCGCCCCATCCAGGGCTTGGCTATTGGTAATTCGGTCTAACTTGATCAGTCGCTGAGCGTTGCTTTGCCCGTGCGGACTTCGGCGGCTACGGCTGCCTGTTTGGTCGGGTCGAAAGTGTTGAATTCGGCACGTGAGTACGCTTTCTTGCCACCACTGCCAGCACCACCACTTGCGCCCGAACCGCTTGCGCCAGAGCCTTTCATGATCTGATCGCGGTGCGGATAGCCCTCAACGAGCGTTTCGAGTGCTTCATCGAAGTCCGCTAGGTCGCCGGGTCGCACCCGCGAGAAGATCTTGTTGCCAGTCGCGTCATATGCAACCGTCTTGCCGTCTTCGATCCTGAATGCCCTACCGAAGGCCGCTTTGGCGATGTCGCCCGGGATAGCCAACTTCTCGGCGATAAACTTCGAGCGGTCAAAGCTGCCGCCGATCTTTTCGTCGTAAAGCTGGGTTTGCAGCGCGTCGCGTTCCGACTTCGTTTTGGCGAGGTCGTTGGCGAACTGTTTATTCGCTGCCTCAACCTGTTCTTCTGCCGCGCGCTTCGCTGCTGCCTTGATCTCTTCAACCTTACCGGCCGCGATCAGGTCGCCATCCTTGATGTTCTTCATGGTCTCGAGCGCTTTGCGTGCTGCCTCGGCGTCTTCGATCCCCTCAAACAGTTTTGCCCTGGCTTCAGCAGCTTCCTTGGCTTCGCGATGACCCTTGGCTTCGGAGTTCAAGCGCGAAATCGTCGCCACGGTGCCGGCGGCATCGAAGGCGATCGTCTTGCCGTCGTCATGCACGAAGACCGGCTTACCGTCCTGCACTTCTGCGTAGACAACGCCATTGACTTCCACTGTCTTGAGCTTCATTTGCTGCGCTTCCTTCGGCCATCCGGCCAATCAGTACGGCATCCGCCGCGAGACGCCCGGTTCCATCCGGAAATCGGGCAATAAAAAAAGCCGCAGGACCGTGAGGCCGTGCGGCTGTAGTGAAAAAGGTGTTGCGTCAGTCGGAGACTGCGACCGCCCCGGGCTTGACGATGTTCTGCGCAATGCGCTTCTTCTCGTCTTCCCATTTGCGGTCAGGACTGATTACGCCGCGGCGTTGAGCCTCGGCAAAGAGCGATTCATCAGAGAATGTGCCGTCGACGTTCATGTCGCGCAGGAGTTCAAGAGAGGCTTCGGCGAGTGATGCAACGCCAAAGTCATTGAATATCTGAATGTGGCCGCCTTCCGGCTCTTTCACCCACTCCGCCATCAATTGGAGCGCCTGATCGATCGCATCTTCTTCGTCCTGGATGATGCGCTGCAATGAGCACATCCCGGCTTCGTTATCCGAGACGGTCTCGGCGACAGTGCGATTGCCAGGCTTGATGACCAGCAATTCGGCGCCAACCTGACGCATGCGGTCTTCGAGCGCGGTCAATTCCTTTGAGCCCGCCTCGATCGCTTCGCCGGAGTGCTCGACGAACTTGAGATCGGCATTGGGATCATCGGCTTTTACCGCCGATGCAGCGCCGACCGTGATCGGGTTATCGCCCAACATCTTCGCGAACAGGATCGGCACACGTGCGACGTGCAAGATCGCCTGCTGGTCAGATTTACTCTGCCAGTGCTCGACGTTCATGTGGGCCAGCTCGACGAGCGGCGGAACGCCCTGCATAAACCCGATGCGACGACCGTAGACCGGCACGAACGGGATTTTCCGGAGCGATGTCACGCCATCGGAGTGCAGGATCCATTCTTTTTTGCCGGATGCATCGGCCTTCTCCGATTCGCGCCAAACCTGCCAACTGCCCGGATATAGCACGCGGACCTGTTCAATCTGGGTTTCGCCGAAATCGCCGTCAGGGACCGACACGACCTCCAGAAAGCGGAGTTGCGTGAGCGTCTGGACGCCATTGATCCGTTCTGCGCGCCAGCCAAGGATGCTTTGTGCGTGGATATGCACGAAGTAGGGGCGCACGCCGGCAGCGACCTCATCCGCCTTCGTGCGCAGCCCTTCTGCGGTCGGAAAATCAACCAGGATGCCGCAAAGACCGTATGAAATGGCGTGAAAGCAGACCGCTGCGGCGAACGCATGCAGGTTGTGCCCCTGCAGATCGATGTTGTCGCTCCACTCAACGATGCGTGGCGGCACGTCCTTGTCGAAAGTAATCGGCTTTGAAAACGGTTTGCCGGTCAGCACTTCGCACGTGCGCCCGAATGCCGGGAAAAGTGTCGCAGTCTTGACGCGATTCGCATACGCGTCGTCATCTTCATTCGGCCACTGCGGCAGATACGTTGCGCCAGCCTTGCGCATGGCCGTCGTGCCACCTAGCAGCGCAGTGATGATCGGATAATCCTCCGACATCGCTTCTACTGCGGGTGTTTGGTCTCGGACGGTCGATGTCATGCGTGTCTACTTGTGTTTGAACTTGCGGGCGTTCAGAGCGAACCGGGCTTCCTTGCGCAGCGCCGGGCTCTTCGAATGCGCCGCCTTCTCGATCTTGCTGACCGGGATAGTTTGACCCGCCGGCACGCCGAGCGCCTTGTGCAATTTGCCCTTGTTGGATGGCTTGATCTTGATTGCCATGCTTAGTGAACCTCCGTGCGCGTGCCATCGGCGCATTCGTACACATAGACATATTCCGGCTCGGAACACGCTTTGCCGCAGTACACCTGGCGACCGGTCGGCGCTTTCGTCAGCATCTGGCAACCATGCGAGCGCAGGAACCTGGCGTGCTCATTGGCCTGATGGATGCTGCTGATGAGCATCACGCACACCAACATCACGCCAATCCAGATGAGCATAGTTTCGGGTTGATCGCATTGGCCGGTCGCGAGAACCCACTTCCTGTAGAAACTCATGACTCGTCTCCTAGGCGC